TGTGCTAAAACCTGACTAGGAAATTTCTCAATCTCTGCAAACCAAGCAGGCTTCCAACCTAGCGAGTGCCAAGCCACTGTTGCCGCCTCAATACCTGAACATACTGATCCGTATCTCATACCAGCTCCCCTTGCATCATTGCGTAATATTCAGGACTTAAATCTGCAAATGTTGAGCGAGCTAAGTCGGTTGCTAATTTCACTGTTCCAGTTGACCCGTTACGTGCTTTACCAATAATGATCTCAGCCGTTCCAGCCTCTTTAGATTCCTTGTTGTAAACCTCATCTCGGTAGATAAACATGATGATGTCTGCGTCCTGCTCTAAATCACCTGACTCTTTTAAATCAGCGTTTACAGGCCGTTTGTTTGGTCTGTTTTCTAGGTTTCGATTCAATTGAGCCAAAGCAAATACTGGACACTCAAAATCACGAGCAATCTTTTTCAATTCTCCTGAAATCTCGCCAATATCTTTGTCAGAGCGACCATAATTGTTTTTAGTAAGTGGAGTTACACGCTGGATATAATCAACAAATATCGCCCCGACTTTTCCATATTCAGCTTGTACTTTTCGGGCTGATCTGCGGATTGTTGAAGTCGTTGATCGAGCATTGTCATCAACCATCAAAGGTGCTTTTTCTAAGATCATTGCGGCAGTATTGATCTTTCCGCAATCCTCAATTTGAGCCTTACCACTTAAAACTTTTCGCAACTCAATTTGACCAATTCCACTAATCATTCGCTGTGCAATCTGCTTGCCTGACATCTCGATTGAAACAAACAAAACTGGTAATCCCTGATTGACCATCATGTCTGCTGCAAAGTTCTGAGCGAGTGTGGTTTTACCCATGCTTGGGCGTGCACCAATGATGACTAAATCACCTTTGCCAACTTCACCCAGCTTGTTATCCAACTCACAGAATCCAGTGCGAATACCGCCATCAAATGCCGTGTTGTTGTGCAAAGCTGTATGTCGCTCTAAAAACTCCTTAATTGCGTCCTTAGAGAACTCATGAGCATGTTTAAGGCGATTGTCCACCGAACCTGTTTCTAAGCCACTGACGAGAGCCTGTGCGCGATTTAAAGCGGTTTCCGATGTGTACGAAACCATATCCAAAGCTACGGTACCGATTTGCTTACTCACATCTTGAATTTTTCTGCGAGTTGCAAAATCTTTGAGTTTTTTAAGGTGTGTTGGTAAAAGCGAATGAGGGCAGTAGCAACTCATCAGATTGAGAATGAATTTTTCATCAACCGCATTGGCTTCAATCGCATTGGCGCGAATCAACTCCCAAAGCATCACTTGGTCATACGCTTCGCCTTTCACAAACTGCGATTTCACATGAGTCCAAATAATTTGATGTTGAGCTGCATAGAAATCACTTGAATCAATCTGCTCGATGTACTCATCCATGCCTTGCTCGGTACCGATCACGGTGGACAAAATCGCTTGTTCAACAGGAATAGAAAATAATTCAATCATTGGTCCATCCCCTTGAATGATTTGCGGATGCCTTTGAAGTCTGTAGGAATTGTTTGTGTTGGCTGTTCCACCTCCACCTGATTTTGATAAGAATTCAAATCAATGTTGTTCAACCATGATGCTGTGAAACCTTGCCAGCTACGCTCAATGCAAATTCTTAAAACTGTGTTCACATCAAGATTTGATTTCTTGAGTTCACGATCAAATCCTTTGAATGCAGTTTCTGAATTGCTCGCTTTTTTGGTTTTACGAACAACTAGCCAGTCCTGAATTAATTGATCTTCTGCACCCAAGTTTTTTAGTGATTCAACAAAGGAAAATTTATATATATTTTCTTTTTTCTTTCTTTCTTTAATAGGGTACGGTTTTTCCGTACTAACTGAGTACGGATTATTAGTACTTACTTGGTACGGTTTTTCCGTACTAACTGACTTAGTACTAATTTTCCGTACTAGTACGGTTTTTTCGTACTGATCGAAAGTGAGAAAAAAAGTATTAATGTGAGTACTGCGATCAACTGAAATGATCTTTAATTGTTCAAGTTCACGAATTGCATCAATCACTGTTTCTTTGCGCTTAATGCCAGTGATTTCTAAAAATAGAGTTTGCGCAATTTGATAGCTTTCACGTTGATAGCCAAGTGTGCAACGTACAATTACATTTAGGCATTTGTAAGCATTTGGGCTCACATTCTGCATGATGCTATCAATCACAATATTCGGCATCTTTGTGTAATTCTCGTCCACATTAACCGCCTGTTTAATGAATTTATCGAAATCCACACCCATGTTCATTGAGCACCTCGCATTGCAAAGCACACCAAATCATTTTTGGCTTTAGCTAAAGCCTGAGCTGTGGCAAGAGACTTGTTTTGCAAGTGTTCTTGAACTGCTTTTGTGTAGAGATTTATCTTTCGATTTATCTCAATCTCTGTTAGAATTTTATGCATATTCAATTCCTTGTAGTTTTGAATTAGAAGCCTGACCTCGAACATCAGGCTTTTTCTTTGTATCCAAGTTCTTGACCAATACCCAGTTCATCAATTTCGTCCTGAAATAGATCATCAACAGAATCAATTCTGTCCATCCAGCTTTTTGCCATTTCAAGCAATGCAGCTAATCTGGTCTCACTAATCATTTTGTATTTCTTTGGAACAAGCTTTAATCCAAGGGAGTCCAACATTGCGCAAACATTTTCAATGTCCGTCAAGCCGTTGGATTTCTTATCATTTTTCATTCTTGAAAATGAGCTTGGATCGAGTCCTAATTGTTCTGCAATTTGTGAGTTATTGCTGCTTGCAAGAACTCTCAACACCCTTGTGATGCTATTTCTGGCGCTTGCAGGTAGATCGTTTAATACTTTGCTCATGGTGGTTCCTAAGCAGAAAGTGCTTGTAGGTTGGCTTTTAATTTGCCTTTGGTTAGAACTTGGATTCTTGCTTGTGTATCTACAGGAATACCTCTATGACGCCATTTGCTAATGGTTCCTCTAGTGACCCCAAGAATCGTTTTAGTAAGTTGAATATCGTTCTCAACTCTAAAGTGGGTTTTTAAGTCATCAACTGTCATGGTTTACCTTTATAAACTTTTAGTTTCCATTAGTAAACCATAAGTTTATTTCTAAATCAATATGTTTGTTTACTATAGGAAACATTAAAGAGGATGTTTTTATGAGCACTATCAGCGACCGAATAATTCAAAGAATGACAGAGCTAAAAATTCGACAAGTTGATTTAGTAGAAGCTACAGGCGCCACAAAAGGTGCCGTGTCTAAATGGGTTGCAGGAACAAATATTCCTAAAGCTGAATTCTTACCACCCTTGGCAAAAGTGCTTAAGACATCACAAGACTGGTTATTAACTGGCGAGAATGAACCAAAGAAAAATAACTTTAATATGCAAGAATTTATGGATAAACACGGGTTAACACGAAAAGAAGAATCTTCATTCGATGTTAATGATATTCATGAGCCAACAGTTGTGGACTATGAAATTGAAAATGGATTTATTTGGATTGATGTAGTGGAAGCAAACTTTTCATGCGGTACTGGTGAATCTATAGAGTTTCACTTTGATGTTATTAATGGGAAATTCCCTTTTCCCCCATCATTCTTTCAAAAGAAATATGTTGACCCAAAATGCATGAGAATCATTAAGGCTAAAGGCGATAGCATGTCTGACTTCATTCATGATGGAGACCTGGTGGGAATCGATATCTCTCAAACCGATATTATAGATGGCGAAATATACGCTGTTTATTTTGAAGGTGAAGGCATGATAAAGCAGATATTCAAGGAAGAAGGCGGAAAATTAAGCTTACATAGTCTCAATCCCAAATATCGCGATCGTGAAGTAAGTGAATTAAACGGTTTAAATTTCAAAGTAATGGGTCGTCAGTTTTGGCGCGCAGGCTAAGGAGAATTTAATGTCACCAGAGGTTATGGAATCAATAGCACTTGAAATCACTAAGATAAGAATGAAAAAGAAATCTGATGCTGATTTTATGTATGAAGATGATGATGCATTTAATTGGGCAATTACATATGCTTTAGCTCTTGAACACGTCAAAGATGCAGCAAATAAGATAAACTTTAATGACTAGCAATCTAGAATAATCTACCCGCTATACGCGGGTTTTCTTTTGCCTATAGAAAAATAAAGTTTCCAATAATAAAAATAAAGTTTCTTTAAATAAACTTTTTGTTGACAACAAAGTTTCCTTTGGTAAACTAAACCTCATACACAAACAAAAGCCCACTTAGACGGCAAATCACAAGTGGGCTTGTACTCAGTACGAGGTAATTATGTCACACAAAAAACCACAACGTCTACTGACGATAGATCAAATCGTTAAGCGAGCATTTATCCAGGATGTATTCCTTGGCTCAATCATCATCTTTTTAATCGGTGCGATGTTCTATATCGCTTTGGTAAGGGGGTGAGTTGTGGAAGTCTCTCAAAAAAGAAAACTACTTGAAGCGATCGATATTTTAATTCGAC